CGACGGCGACTTCTATCGCCTCCCCTTCCCCAACGACGTTCGCCTCGACGGGGGCAAGGTTTCGCTGAAGAGCCCCGACCACCCGACGCCGGGCAAGGCGCTGCTCGGCTACGACGTCGTGCAGCGCTGGTTCGACAACCTGCAGAGCAACGTCGACGGCTTCAGCACGTACCCGACGGTGCTCTTCCGCTTCAGCGCCGGCATCGACCTCGGCGGGAGCTTCAGCAACAGCGCGCGACCGCCGGGCGCGCCGGTGGGCGAGCTGTGGCTCGTGCATCAGAGCGGGACGACGCTGAAGCTCGCGAATGACGGCACGGTGCGGATCATCGGCGATCTGCATGTATCGGGCGATGTGTACGACAGTAAGGGATCGCTCGATCGGCTGCGGCAACATTACGATATGCACACGCATCCGGCGATCGGGGCGCTGACGACGCAGCCGGATTAGTCCACGCTTTTTCGTGGTTGGGAGCCGATATGCCCGATGTTTCGCATACTTACGGCGCCGATCTGATGGTCGGCCCGACCGGCGATGTCGCGGTCGCGGACGGGACGGTGCTGGGTCAGCAGCGGGTGCTGCGGCGGCTGCTGACGAACCCTGGGGATTATATCTGGCAACTCGGCTACGGCGCCGGTCTCGCGCAATTCGTCGGACAGCCGGCGCGGGCGGCGCAGATCCGGGCGCTGATCCGCAGCCAGATCTTTCAGGAGGCCGTGGTCGCGCGGACGCCGGAGCCGGTCGTGGACGTGTCGTTCGACGGGCAGGGGGCGCTGTTCGTCGATATCCGATACGCAGACGCGACGACCGGACAGACGCAGATTCTCGCTTTCTCCGTGGGCGGATAAGATCATGCAGCTAAAGCTTCAGACGTTCTCGACGCTGGTGAACAACGCCGCCGCCGCGGTGCAGGGAGCGGCGACGCAGTTGCTCGATCTCAGCGTCGGCTCGGTGCTGCGCGCGGTGTTGGAGGCGAACGCGTCGGTCGCGCTGTGGCTGCAATGGCTGATCCTTCAGGTGCTGCGCACGACGCGGGCGGCGACGTCGCAAGCGAGCGATCTCGATAGCTGGATGGCGGATTTTCAGTTTTCCCGATTTGGCGCGGTGGCGGCGCACGGGTCGCTGACATTCGGGCGTTTCGCCGACGTGACGCCGGCGCTCGTGCCGGTCGGGGTCTCGGCGCGGACCGGCGACGGCACGCAGACGTTCACCGTGGTGGCTGATCCAACCAACCCCGCCTATTCAGCGCCGCAGGGCGGCTTCGTGCTGGCCGCGGGAACGGCGAGCGTGACCGTGGCCGCGACAGCGGTGACGGCGGGGAGTGCCGGCAATGTGCAGCCGGGCGCGGTGACGCTGCTCGGGTCGGCGATATCCGGCATCGATACCGTAACCAACGCGGCGGCGTTCCAGGGTGGGATCGACGCGGAGACAGACGCAGCGTTCCGCGCCCGGTTCCCGACCTATCTCGCAGGACTTGCACGCGCCACGGAGCTCGCGGTGATCGCCGCGATCCAGAGCGTGCAGCAAGGGCTGCTCTACAACATCGTCGAGAATCAGGCGCCGGACGGGAGTGCGCGCATGGGGTTCTTCACGGTGACGGTGGACGATGGAACGGGGTACCCGCCGGCGTCCCTGCTCGCGAAGGTTACGAACGCGATCGAGGCGGTGCGGCCGATCGGCTCGCAGTTCATCGTGCAGGCGCCGACGGTGCTGACGATCAACATCTCGCTCACGATCACCTCCGGCTTCGGCGTGCCGCACGCGACGACGGCCGCGAACGTGGTCTCGACGCTGAAGAGCTTCATCAACTCGTTCGCGCTGGGCGCACCGCTGACGTGGTCGCGGATCATGCAAATCGCTTACAGCGCGGATGGAAACGTCATCAACGTGACGAACCTGCTGCTGAACGGCGGGACGGGTGATGTGATCCCGTCGGCGAGCACGGTGCTGAAGGCGGGCACGATCGTCGCGAATTGAGCGGAGGCACACATGATCGGGTCGACGCAAGACGTGCTCGCGCGGCTGAAGGCGGTGCTGCCACTGCGCTGGTTTCCGGATGACACGCCGATACTCGATGGCCTGCTGACCGGGCTCGCGACGGTCGGCTCTGCGCTCCACGGAATGCTCAGCTACGTGCGACAGCAGACGCGAATCGCGACTCTGACTGACACGTTCATCGATCTCGCCGTGACCGACTATTGCGGACACCGGCTGTTCCGCCGTGCGGGGGAGAGCGACGCCGCGATCAGGGCGCGGCTGCTGCGCGAGATGGTCCGTCTGCGGGCGACCCGCGGGGCGCTGGTCGCCGCGCTCACGGACCTGACCGGGCGTGCGCCGGCGATCGTCGAGCCGGCACGGGGGGCGGATACCGGCGGATATGGGGTTGCGTGCGGCTACGGCGTGGCCGGCGCGTATGGGAGCGCAGTCAGCCCGTTCCAATGTTTCGTGACCGCCTATCGGCCGATTGCCGGGGCGACGCTGCCGGCCGGGGCTCCGCCGATCGAGGGCACCGTGAGCGACGACGAGATTTACGCCGTGGTGGCGGCGGTGACGCCCGCGGGGGCGATCGCCTGGACCGCGCTGAGCAACTGACGCCGAGAGAGGGCTCATGGACCGGATCATCGTCTATCCCGGCAGCATTCCGCTCGAAACGGACCTGCTCTCGACCAATCGCAACACCATGATTGCGTTCAGCGCGCTGATGCAGGCCACACTCGGCAACGTGCCAATCGTGGATGGCCTCGCCGTGACGCCGACGACGCCTGGCAGCCTGGAAGTGCAGGTGGGGCCGGGGAGCATCACCGCGATCACCGCGCTCGACAGCTCGCCTTACGGATCGCTCGGCACGGACGCGCAGGATGCCTGCGTCAAAATGGGCGTGAACATGGCGCCGACGTTCCTCACGCTCAATCCGCCGAGCCAGGCCGGGCAGTCGGTCGTGTATCTGATCGAGGCGTCGTTCCAGGAGAGCGACGTCAATTCGGCGGTGCTGAGCTACTATAACGCCGCCAATCCGACTCAGACACTGCTGGGGCTCGCGGGCAGCGGCGTGGCGCAGCCGACGCTGCGCGCGCAGCGGGTGGCGTTGCAGGCAGTGCAGGGCGTGGCCGCGGCGACGGGGACGGAGACGGCGCCGGCGGCTGATGCTGGGTGGATCGGGATCGCCGCCGTGGTCGTGAACAACGGCGACACGCAGATCGGGGCGGGCGCAATAACGACGTTGCAGGCCGCGCCTCGGGCGCTGTTCAAGCTGCCGTATCTCAGGCCCGGCTTTTCGGCGGTGCAGGTGTTTACGGCCTCGGGCGTGTTCACCGTGCCGCCGGGAGTGACGAGCGCGAAGATCACCGTGATCGGCGGCGGCGGTGCGGGGGGATTGCATCAGACGCTGTCCTCGGGCGGCGGCGGGGCCGGCGGACGGGCCGTGAAGTTCGTGAATTATCTGAGCGGCGGTGAGCAGGTTCCGATCACGGTCGGCGCCGGCGGCGCCGTCCTGCCTGCCGGAACCTACGGTGCGGGCGGCGGCGGCGGAACGTCGAGCTTCGGCACGATCGTTTCAGCGACCGGCGGGCAAGGCGGCGGCGGGGGCACCGCGATTGCCGATGCAGCGGGCGGCGCGGCCGGGACCGGAGTTGGCGGCGACATCAACGACAGCGGATCGTGGGGCACCGACAGCGTCGCATCGGCGGCGCGCGGCGGTGATGGCGGCGGGCCGGGCGGTGGCCGCGGGTCGTCCGGAGCCGCACCCGGGATCGGAGCGGTCGGCTATGGCGGCGGTGGCGGTGGCGGCGGCGCAAGCTCACCGAGCGGCGGCACCGGCTATCCGGGGGGCGCGGGTGCGGGCGGCATCGTGATCGTGGAGTTCTGAGGAATGAGCATGAAGACCTTTGCGCGCATCTCGGGCGGCGTAGTGCTCGAGCTGCTCCAGACCAGCGCGGATGTCACCGGGCTGTTCCATCCATCGATCCATTGGGTGGATGTGACGGGGACCGCAGTGCAGGTGGGTTGGGTGGAGAGCGGAACGACCTTCGCCCCGCCGCCGGCCGCACTGGCACCACCGGCAGAAATCGCGCCGACCATCGCCGAGCTGCAAGCGGAACTGTCGAAACTCTCCACACGCATCGCCGCCTTCGCGAAATCGCACGGCGGCTGAAGCTTCAGACGGTCCGCCTTTCGCACCAACGCCAAATTCGGAGTTTCGCCTCATGTCGACCCCGGCCACGCATCTCTCGCGGCCGAGCATCGCTCGGCGCGTCGTGCTCGACGGCTTTGCGCCGGTGCCGCGCGGCGTCATCCCGACGGTGCCGCCCAATCTCGTCTGGCCGGCGAAGGACCCGGCCGATGTGCTTGACTATGAGTTCGATGTCAGCGCCGCCGTGGTCGGCGATTGCGGCGACAGCATCGCGACGATCGATGTCGCGATTACGCCGAACGATGCGGGTGATCTGACGCTCAACTCGGCCGCGGCGTATGGCGATTGCGTGGTGTTGTGGTTCGCCGCCGGACAGGCGGGAACGAACTACTCCGTCCAGATCACGGTGGGCACGGCGAACGGGCGGACGATCAACCGTGCGGTGACGCTGCCGGTGCAATCGCTGGGGCTCGCGACTGTGGCGAGTGCCGCGCTGACGACATCGACGGGTGCGGCGATCACGGATTCGAACGGAAATCCGATCACGGTGGGGAGCTGAGGCGCGATGCCGTCGATTTCGCAGCTGCCGGCGGCCACCGCCTCGGCCGACACGGACGAGTTGGTAGTCAGCCAGGGTGGAGTGGTGCGTTCGGCGACGCGCGCACAGGTCGTGGCCGGGCTGCAGCCGCAGATCGCGGTCAGCTCCGGATCATTGCTGGGCCGGGTGAGCAGCGGCGTGGGCGGCCCGGAGGCGATCGCGCTCGGAACGGGGCTGACGCTGAGCAGTGGGCAGCTCAGCGCGGCGCCGGCAATGCCTCCGTTCACTGCCTTGCCGGCCGGCGTGACGCCGAATCCCGGCGATCTGGTGGCGGTGGGGCAGAACGGAGGCGCGGCAGGGGTCCCATATGCGCTGTTCATGGCTGGGATCGCGGGGCTGCCGCATGTGGACGGCAGCAGCCTGACCGTGCTGCCGGCCGGGACGGGGACCGCACGACGCCTCGCGGACATCGCGCTGGACGCGGTGGCGGTGGAGAGCTTCGGGGCGGCAGGGGACGGGAAGACGGACGACACCGCGGCCTTCGTCGCGGCGGTCGCGTCCGGGCGGCCGGTGAGGCTGGGGCCGAAGACGTATGTGGTGAACGGGCAGTTCACGATCGCGACGCTGAACGCGACAATGGTCGGCGTGCCGGGGCTCAGCGTCCTGCATCGCGTGAGCCAGAGCGGCAACGGCGCGTGGATCTCGATCCAGGCGCCCGGATTCCGGGCTACGGGTGTGGTGTTCGATGCGGGCGGGAGTGCCGTTGCCGTGGATAGCTGGGGCGTGCTGGTGACGGCGGCCTGCACGGCGGCGTCGTTCGACCAGTGCGTGTTCCGCAACAGCGCGGGGGCGACGCTCGGATGCGGCCTCGTGTTCCTCGCGAGCGATCCGTCGCTCGCTTCGCACGTCGTGGCGGACTGCGAGTTCTATGGGAATGCGGTGCACGGGCTGTGGGTGCAGGCTTGTCCGGGTGTAGCGGTGCGGGGTTGCCGGGCGCATGACAACGCGCAGTACGGCATCTGCGTCGATTACAACGATCCGACGTTCCAGCAGAAGGCGCGGCTGATCCAGGTGATCGGCTGCACGGCGTGGAACAACGTGCGCGGGATCGCCGTTGGCAACTTCAATGAGACGAACACCGCGATCGCGACCTGGGGCAACGCCAATCCCGACGCGCTGACGGTGCTTGTCACGAACAATCTGTGCCACGACAACTCCCTCTACGACATCGCGGCGTCGGGGCGCGGTCTGCTGCTGCACGGCAATGTCGCGGTGAGCAACGGGAGCGCGGGGAATAGCGGCGCGGGCATCCTTGCCAATGTTTCCTACAGCCGGGTGAGCGGGAACATGATCACCGGCGGGGCGCTGTTCGGGATCGATTGCGGCGGCTCGATCTACAGCGAGATCAGCGGCAACTTCGTCGATAGCGCCGTGAACGGGATCAACTGCGGCGGCAGCCTCGCGGTACGGGTGATCGGAAACAGCGTCACCAACTGCACCGGCTGGGCGATACTGGTCGCCAACGTCGAGACCGACGCGCAGGGCAACAACTTCGGCATCGCCTGCGACATGCTGACGATCTCCGACAACGCGGTGACGATGTCGGCGGCCGGGGCGGGGGGCGTGCAACTGCGGGACGGGCCGTCGAACGTGATCGTGGCGCGCAACGAGTTTGTCGGTACCGGCGGCGCCGTCGTCGCGAACTGCCTGTGGGCGGCGACGGACAGCATCATCATCGAGGACAACCGGTGGAACGCGACGCCGCGGTTCACCTGCAATCCGAGCGCGAACGGCGGGATGCAGCAGATCGTGTTTCCGGACGTCGCTGATCGCGTGATGATCACGAGCGCGCCGAGCGGCGTTCAGTCGATGATCTCGAACTACCAGGCGCAGACGGCGGGACAGCTCACCTTCGTCCGAGTGACCGCGGGCGGGCAGAACTATACGCACGCGACGGTCGCAATCGGAGGCAGCGGGACGGGCGCTGCCGCGTCGGCGATGATCAGCAACGGCGCGATCATCGGCGTCGTGGTGAGCGCGCCCGGGAGCGGCTACGGAGCGGTGGGCGCGAGCGTGCCGGTGACGATCACGGGCGATGGAACGGGCGCGACCGCGATCGGATATGCGAGCGTCCCGCTGTCGGATGAGCGGCAGTTGCGGGTGCGCTGCAACGTGGCGGTGACGTTCGTGCGGGCGGGATCGACGCCGGCGCAGGATAACTGGACCCTCGCCGATCTCACTGTTCCCGCCTACGGCGATGTCGATTGGGTCGTGGCGTGGGGCATCTGGCGGGCGGTGCGCGCGACGCACTGACGGCCGCTCGCTCGTCCATAGCGTTTCCGAAACTACGTCTTCCCCGCACGCGGCGGCCGGTCGGCCGCTTGGAGGATCACGCATGACCAGTCTGCCGCAATTGCCGCTCGCGCTGACGACGAGCGCCACCGACCTGCTGCTGCTCGAGCAGCAGCAGAGCACGAATGCGGTGACGGTGCGGACGTTGCTGGCGGGCACCCAGCCCTTGCTGACGCTCGCGTCCGGTTCGCTGCTCGGGCGCGTGAGCGTGTTGCCGGGCGAGCCGGAGCCGATCGGGATCGGCGCCGGCATCGTTCTGCAATCCGGTTCGCTGACGATCGATGCATCGCATTTGGCCGCGCTCAACAGCCCCGCCTTCACGGGAACGCCGACCGCGCCCACACAAGCGAGCGGCGACAACAGCAATGCGATCGCGACCACTGCGTTCGTGCAGGCCCATACAGGCCCGCTCACCGTCACTGGCGACGTCTCGGGTTCCGGCAGCGGGACGCTGCAACTCACGCTGCCGAGCATCACCACGGCCGGCACCTATTCGAAGGTGGCGGTCAATGCGAAGGGTCAGGTGACAGGCGGCAGCACGCTTGCACCTGCCGATGTCACCTCGGCGCTCGGCTACACCCCGTACAGCACCACAAATCCGAGCAACTATACGACGGCTGCCGCGCTCGCGACGTTCCCGGCGCTGAGCTACGGCGCCTATTTCGACGGTGTGCACGACGACGCGCCGGGCATCACCGCGGCGATCGCGGCGGCGAACGCGGCGGGTGGCGGCATCGTGCTGCTGCCCGCCGGGCGCGGCCGGATCGGCAGCACCATCGTGCAGCCGCACGGCAACGTGCATCTGGTCGGCGCCGGCATCGGCCTCGTCAACTTCTCGTCCGTCGCCGGCTACCAGCTCACCACTTCGCTCACCTGGGTCGGACCGGCGGGCGGCACGATGATGGTTCTGGGACCGCCGCAATCGGCGCCGCCCTACACCGGCACGCGCATCGGCAACGCCGATGTGCGCGGCGTGATGTTCGACTGCAACGGCGTGGCCGCGATCGGGCTGCAGATCCAGAGCGTGACGTTCTCGCGCTTCGAGATCGCCTACAACGAGCCCAACCAGTGCGGCGTGCTGGTGACGACGGTGTGGCTCAACGAGCAGGACAGCGCGAACAGCGCCTCGCCCGAGATCAACGACACCCAGCACAACCAGTTCGACACGATCGCGGGCATCGTCACGCGCTATGGCGTGAACACGACGGTCGCCTCGACGGTGACCGGAGGCGGCACCACGGTGCCGGTCGCCAACGTCTCCGGCTTCGTCACCGGCATGCGCGTGCGCATCGGATCGGACTTCTACATCGTCGCCTCGGTCGGCACACAGAGCCTGACCCTGACGACGACGGTGACCCAGGCCGACGCGACTTCGGGCAATAGCGTCTATTTCGCGCCGCGCGGCATTTACTGCACGGCGAGGAACGTGCTGCCGAGCGGATACCAGCTCGTCGGCAGCGGCAACTATCCGCAGCTCTGGCTCGGCAATACCTCGGCCAACCAGTTCCGCAACGTCTATTTCCTGCACTACGCCTATGGCGGCGCGGGGATGGCGTTCGGCTACTCCGATCACAACCGTATCGACAAGGTGATCGGCTACACCCTCGGGACGACGTATCCCGCGGTCGGCCTCGACATGGAGGGGTCGAACGCCACGCCGCTGAACGGCTCGTGCCAGAACAGCATCGATTTCTGCTCGACCTCGATCGCCTGCCGGGGGGCGCAGAGCTATGCGTTCCCGAGCGTGGACACCGCGATCCGCGAATACGACAGCCAGAACATCCCCATCCCGCCGATCGTGGAGACCGGATCGAACGTCTATTGGAGCAACGACAAAGGCGTCCAGTATGGCGGCAAGATCCTGAACCTGACCTGCTACGAAGCGGGATGGGAGCCGATCACCGGCACCTGGTCGCCAGCGGCGACGACCTCGCTCGCCGTCGTGAACAATGCGAGCGACCACATCCACCTCGCCACCGGCCTCGGCGGGCAGGACTGGAGCGTGCATATCGACGGCGGCACCGGCAACTTCGTCGTCGGGCCGATCGCGAACACCGGCAGCATCGTGCTCGGCGGGCCCGCCGTGTCGACCGGCGCGATCAACGCCAGCGGCACGCTGCAGGCGACCGGACTGACGTTGTCGAATTTCGTGGCCGGCGCCCCGATCACGCTGAACGGCAACGCCGGTTTTCCGCGCACCATTCAGTGGAACTCGGGCGGGGTCGTGCGCGGGCAGTTCGGCGCCGACAACTCGGCGGAGTCGGGGAGCAACGCGGGCTCGAACTTCGTGCTCGTCGGCTGGGCCGACAATGGCGGCTATCTCGGCACCTGGCTCTCCATCAGCCGGGCAAACGGCGCCGTGACGATCCCCGGCAGCCTCGCGGTGTCCGGCGCCATCACGGCGCCGACGCCCGCTGCTGGCGACAGCAGCGGGAATGTCGCGACGACCGCCTGGGTGAGCGGAAAGGGGTATCTGCAGCAGGTCGCGACCATCGCGGCGCTGCGGGCGCTTCCTATGACGGGCCTCTCCGACGGGGCGACGATGCAGGTCGACGCCTACGCCGTGCGCGGCGACGGTGGCGCCGGGCTGTTCGTCTGGAACGCAACGAGCACGGCGAAGGACAACGGCGGCAGCATCGTCAAGCCAACGGGCGCTTCCGGCGCGGGACGATGGGTTCGCCAGCTCGCGGACGGGCGGTTGACGCCGCAGATGTTCGGGGCGAGGGGCGACGGCGTCACCGACGACACGGCGGCCATCCAGGCGGCCATCACCTGCGACCGGACGCCGCAATCGCAGCCGGATTACTACGCGGCGCGGCCGCGGCTCGTCTTCTTCCCGGCAGGCACCTACCTCGTATCGAACACCATCGAGTGGCTGGGAGACGCGCTGCAGGGCACGGGCGCAACGCGGCGAAGCCGCGGCGGGTGGGGGCATCTACTCTCGCTGCTCCCTCTTCCGAGCTCGCCGCAAGCGATCCGACCGCCACCCCCGTCTTATGCCTGAACAAAGCAAGCTGCACTGAGAGTGGAATTTGGCCGGGACTCGTCTCCGCTCACCCCTTCCTGTACCCCTTCGCTTGCTCGACGTTGCCCCCTAGGGCTCGCTACCGTGCGCCAAGAAAGCC